GAAGAACCGCAGCTGTTCATGAAGAGCGCCAACGCCTCTATGATCGGCGGCGGTGACGTCGGCGCCTTCGGCGGCGACTTTGACTCGGACTCGATCGAGTTCAAGGTCCGCCACATCGTCGGCGGCGCGGCGATGGACTACCGCGGGGCTGTCGGGAGCTTCGGGCAGTAAGAGGGCATCCCCCTTTTTCCGGGTGATCTGACATGGACAGCCTACCGCGCCCGGTAACCACGACAGACGCCTATCTCGCCCGGATCGTGGACCAGAACGATGAGATCATCGCTCTCATGAAGGCCGAGGGCGAGCGGCCGAAGACCCGGCGCCTCAAGGAGCCGAAACCGTGACGTTCACGTACGTCCCCGGGACGCCGATTGGCCTGGTGCGGCAGCTCTGCACCGACCGCGACCCTGACCATGAGATTTTCAGCGACGAGGAGATCGAGGCCCTCCTCGACCTCAACAACGGCAACGTCCGGTATGCGGCCGCAGACGCTCTCGACCAGATCGCTGCATCCCAGACCCTGATCCTCAAGCACATCGAGGTCAACGGCCTCAGGACCAACGGCCAGGCAGTCGCCAACGCGCTGCATCAGCAGGCCGAGAGCCTCCGGTCCCGGGCAGCGGCCGAGGCCGCAGAGGATGACGAGTATATCGACATCATCCCCGGGCCGGGCTCGATCATCGCACCTGACTCATGGGGGATGATCTGATGCGGGGCATCGTAGACCCCCGGCTCATGGCATCGCTAGGGAGCCATTTCCCGAGCCTCTGCCGGGTGCAATACCTGACGGAGGATGTGGACGCCGACGGGCAGGCGGTCAAGACCTGGACGGACCGGCACACCGATGTACCGTGCACCGTCATGCCGCTCAAGGGCCGGGAGATCAAGCGCCCGAACCAGACCTACGTCGTCGCCAACACCTCGATCGCCCTGCAGGGGCACTACGCCGATATCGTCGAGAGCGACCGGGCGACCGTCGGCGACACGACGTACGACATCCTGCTCGTCGAGTCTCCACTCGGAACGATGACGCGACTCTCCTGCGAGGTGGTGCGGTGACGGACGACGAACTCCGGCAGATGGTCTACGAGACCCGGCAGGACGTCCGGTGGATCAAAGACACGCTCCGGGAGATCAAGGAGGCGAATCAGGCGCAGGACGAGCGGATCAACGAGATCAAGGCGCGACAGGACTCGCAGACCGGGAGAGACGGCGCACTTGCGGCGATCGTCTCAATGGTTGTCGCGTTTTTCACCGCGCTCGCATCCGGGGGGTGGCTCCGATGAGCGATCCCGGTATTGTCGTTCGGGGTGGCGACGACCTCGCGAAGGCATTTAGTAAACTCGCCGACGACATCAAGGGTCCCGCCCTGGAGGCCGCGACCCGGGCGGCAGCGCTGCCGGTGCTCAACCAGGTGCGGATCACCGAGCCGGAAGGCGGCCGCACCCCGTACAAGACCGGGACGTACCGCCGCGGCTGGCACCTGGAGACCGTCGTAAAAACCCCTGAGCGGTGCACCGTCATCGTCGGGAACGATCAGCCACAGGGCCCCCGGCTGGAGTATGGGTTCGTCGGCGCGGACAGCCTCGGCCGCGTCTACAACCAGGCCGCCCGGCCGCACATCCGGCCCGCTCTCGATGAAAACAGAGGCGCTGCCGTGGATGAGTTCCGCGCCGCGATCGGGGATATCGTACGGAGGCGGGGCTAGATGCAGATCGAATCCATCCTCCGCGCGATCCTCGTCGCTAACTCAGACGTCGCGACGATCGTCGGTAGCCGCGTCTACCAGACCGCCCTCCCGCGAGAGCCGACGTTCCCGGCCATCACCTACCAGATGGTGAGCCGGCCGCAGGACGCCCTGACGGGCATCGTGCAGGCTCGGATGCAGTATACCTGCATGGCGGAGACCTGGAAAGGGGCGGCCGACCTCGCCGACGCGGTGCGGTGCGCTCTGCACGGCTACCGGGGCGTCCGGGACGGTGCGAGAATCGAGTACATCCAGTACGCAGGACAGCATGACGACCACGACGAGACGACCGGGATCTACTGGATTCCGGTGGATATGCTCGTCACCTATCTAGAGGAGAGGTAAAAACAATGGCATTCCAGACGAGTGTGCAGAATTCCGACGCTATCCGGATCGGGAGCTGCAAACTAGAGGTTGAGGACCACCCCGGCGCGTTCGTCACCATGACCGACGTCGGCATCCTCAAAGGCGCGAAACTGACGATCAACTACCAGCGGGTCACGTTCCTGCCGGACAATGCCCCGGAGGTCGACGTCACCGACCAGATCACCGGCGCGGAGGTCACGGCGACGCTCCACGAGTGGACGCTCGACACGCTCGAAAAACTCGGGCTCGGCACCGTCACCGACGTTGCGGGCGCTGCCGTCACCGGCAAGACCCTGACGATCGCGGCCGGGGCATGGGAGGATGACAAGTTTATCGCGGTCACCGAGCAGCCGTCCGGCGTCGTCACCAAGGTCGAAGAGGGTGTCACGGAACTGATGCTAGACACCGACTACATCGTCATGACCGACGCGAACGGCGTCACCGGGATCGTGGTGACCAAGACGCCCGCGATCCCCGCGGCAGCACTCACGATCACCTACGGTTACACGCCGAATGTGTCGAAGTCGATCACCCTCGGCGGGAAAGGTGCATCGCCGAAGTTCGTCGCGGTGCAGATGACGAATACGAACGCCGCCGGCAAGAAGTACCGGTATCGGCTGTTCAAGGCGAAACTGTCGTCGAACTTCGAGCACACCTTCACCGCTGACGCGGGCGGCGAACCTGCCGGAATCCCGGTCACCCTGACGGCCCGGCCCGATCCGACGCTCGACGACGCGGCGAACGTCATCCAGATCTACGACGAGCAGGCGGTGTAAGCATGGTGGAGATCATCGACCTCTCCACCCTTTCGCCCAAGCCGGTGATCGTCAAGATCGGTAACGGCGAGGAGATCGAGGAGATCGATCTCACGATTGTACCGGCTCGCGGCACGCTCCTGCTCTCCGAGGCCACGCAGCGCCACGGAGGATGGGGGAAGATCCCCGACGACGAGATGATCCCGGCGATCGCTGCCATCTGCCAGCAGTCCAACCCCAAGATCACCGCCGAGTGGCTGGCGACGAAACTCACCCGGCCGCAGCTCATAGGGCTGGCGCAGGTGGTCATCGCACAGGCGTTCCGGCGGTGGGGCGATAAGAAGGACGATAACGAGCAGGAACCCAGCGAAAAAAACCGGTGATCGAGGCGGGTCGGATCGTCGCTCATCTGTGTAGAGTCTACGGGTGGACGCCGGACTACTGCCTCGATCACCTATCATGGCCGCAAGTGTTGATGTACCTCGAATACTCGATTGATACCGGGCTCCGGGGACCAGAGAACGCCTCCAGGCAGGCAGCAGAAGCGCAGCTGCCCGGCGACTCCGATATACCCGACGCCCCGACGATAGAGCGAGAACTCGGCAGCCTAATAAAGAGGGATATCTATGGTCGGTGAAACAAGCGCAGGTAAACTCGTCGTTGAGATCGTCGGCGACATTGCCGGCCTGACGCGAGCCTACGAGGAAGCGAAGAAGCAGACCGAAGGGTTCGAGGGCGACCTCAAGACCATCGGGCAGTCGCTCTCGAAGACGGGGCAAGACCTCTCGCTGAAGGTCACCGCCCCGCTCGCCCTCGTCGGAGGGCTGATGGTCAAGACCGCGGTGGACTTCGACGACTCCATGCGGAAGGTCCAGGCTGTCACGGGGGCTACCGGGGACCAGTTCGACAAGCTCCGGCAGACAGCTATCGATCTTGGTGCCTCAACTGCCTGGTCCGCGACTGAATCCGCGGAGGCTATGCAGTACCTCGGTATGGCCGGGCTCTCCACGAACGAGATCCTCGAGGCCACACCGCAGATGCTCAGCCTTGCGTCCGCGGGGGCGATGGATCTGGGAGCGGCGGCCGATATCGCGACAAACGTCCTCTCCGGGTTTAACCTGGAGGTGTCCGACCTCGCCCACGTCTCCGACGTCCTCGCCGAGGCGGCATCGAGCAGCAACACTTCCGTCGAACAACTCGGGCACGCGATGGCCTACGTCGGGCCGGTCGCGTCGTCTGCCGGGCTCTCTATCGAGGAGACGACCGCTGCAATCCAGATAATGAGTGATGCCGGTATCCAGGGCACGATGGCTGGCACGGCGCTTAGAGGCGCGTTGACATCCCTCCTATCCCCGACGAAACAGGCCACCGATATCCTCGCCACCTACGGCCTAACCGCGGCCGACGTCGACCCGCAGGTGCACAGCCTCGCCGAGATCATCGACACACTCGGCGCCGTAGGTATCTCCACCGGCGACGCCATGACTCTCTTCGGCGACCGGGCAGGTCCGGCGATGCTCACCCTGATCCGGTCCGGGGGCGACGGCATCAGGGACTACACCGCCGCCCTGGAAGATTGCGACGGTGCCGCGCAGCGGATGGCCGAGACGATGGAGGGCGGCGTCGGTGGATCCCTCCGCGAACTGGAGGGCGCTATCGAGACGCTCAGCATCACATTCGGCGACCTGATCGCCGACGCGCTGATGCCCGCGATCGAGGGTGCGACGAGCCTTGCCAACTGGCTCTCGAACCTGGATGAAGGCACCCAGCGCGTCATCGTCACCACCGGACTCCTCGCCGCTGCAACCGGTCCGGTCATCTGGGGGCTCGGCACCCTCGCCGGTTCGGTCGGGCAACTGATCTCTCTCTACCGGACTTACCAGGCATCGACGATCGCCGCGACGATCGCCACGAAGGGCTTTACGGCCGCGATCATGGCGAACCCGCTCGGACTGGCTATCATCGGCGTGACTACGCTCGGTGCAGTCCTCCTGCCGCTGATTGCGTCCACGAATGACGCGACCAAGGCGCAGGAAGAGTATAACGCCGTGCTCCGGGAAACAGCGGATCTCACCGGCAAGACGACCGAAGAGATCGAGGACGAGATCGACATACTCAAGGAGCGGGAGCAGCAGATCCTCGCCAACATCGAGGCGCTCCAGGCCCAGACCGTCGTCACCGAACGCGGAACGCTCAAGACCCG